CGTTTTCAGGAATCTTGTTTTTCAACTCTTGCGGAATCACTGCCCAGACATTTAAAAACTGTTCTGAGAATAAAATCAGGGCATAAAAAAATGCGCTAATTGCACCTACTTGTACTGACTTGAGTTTCCAAGCCTGTTTCCAGTTATCAATCAATTTCATTTAATACTCCAAGTGTTTGCTTGGCGTTTAAGCCAAGACTCGATAAACGTACTCCCCATGATGCCAAGCGCTGACGCTAGAGAAATCAAGGCCAGTGGATTAATGTCGGGAATTTGCAGAATAATGGCACCTGCTATGGTTGATGTAGCGGCACCAAGAATGGTGCGCCCTATCGTCAATCGCCATGTTAGCTTTTCATCTGAAACAAGCAGTTTGGCAAAGCCGATAGCCGCACCGATTGCAATCAGTAAAAGTAAATTCTTCTCATGGTCTTGCATGAGACCCCCTAAATTTTGGTAATAAAAAACCCTGATCTCATTAAAGGTCAGTTGTAAGCAATACGAAGCTCGAAATTGTCTTTGATTAAATCTTGAACTGTATCGTACAATCCTGCGTTATTCAGCTTAATGTCAAACTCAATAGGGCTTAGGATGGGCATTCTCTCCCGATTTAACTGTACCTTTTCTTCATCACTTAATAAACTTATTGGGTCAACTAGCGATATTGCGCCATCCACAACAATAATAATGAATCCATTTTGAGTACCTAACAACAGCTCCTCATATAGCTCCCCACTTATTTCAACACTATCCTGTGGAATTTCGTCACCATGTATATGACTTAAATAAAACCCTTTTTCTTGATCTGAATAAAAATATCCCATAATTATTTCCCTATCGCTATATATGAGTTTGGAACACCACCACTGTACATAGTCACACCTGTTCTAGTTGCTGTTATAGATTGGTGCTGAAAGACCATACCGCCACCAGAAGATGAGCTATAAGATACAGCCACTTGGTAACAAGCTGTAGGGAAGGCAATAGGAAAAGGGGTTGTTGCACCAACAGCAGCTAAACCCCACTGAATAATTAAGCCGTCGGGTAGTTTTTCCCATCCTGTATTACTGTGTTGTGAAGTGAAAGACTCACCAAATGTTGTTTCTGTGGATTGTGGAAGATAAATCGGATCAACTTTCACATTTGCATCAAGTGGCGCAATACCATTCGCAAAGCCTTTCTGGTTGCCAATCGACGTACTCACAAAAACATCAATCTGCTCACGAACTTCGGTTAATTGTGAAACGCCATCATTTACAGTCTGCTGAAATGTTGCAAACTCTGACTGTGTGACATAACGTGAAATCTGATCAATATCATCAATCAAAGCGTCGTTGCTATCTTTGATCTGCAAGCGATAAGAACCATCGCTAAGAAAGATTTTAGCCTTTCCGTTCTGGTCAAGAATGACTGGGTTCGGATTTGCCACTGTTCCAGCCATTGTGGTATATGTAGCTTTACTGGTCGTCGTTCCTGCTGAGTATGTGTAAACCTTGCCACCTGCCAGCGGTTTGCCATCTGAGTCAAAGCACTGAAAACTGACGTTTGTCGCTAATGTAGCCATGTTTCACCTGCACATAAAAAACCGCCAATTAAGGCGGTTGATGTGGTTTAAATTGGTATTAAAAAAGCACCCTAGGGTGCTTTAAATCTATTCTTGCTTAAATATAACTCTATGCTCATTACTTTACCCCCCAACCAGTTGATCAACCAATGGCTCTATCTTGGATTCGTTGCTTTTGTATTTGGTTGGGTTTAGCAAACCACCAGCATGTAATTTATATTCAGCAGATCCGATTTTTTTATCGTCTTTATAAATACTTAATTGCGCACTGGTGAGTACCATTGAAAAATCCCATTTTTGATATGCTATATATCTTAATGAGTATTCACATACCTCCGGCTTATCCCCGCTATATACTTGGGTTGCAATATCGTGATATTCCAAGCGAGAGATAATTATCTCCTCAAAGTTCTGGACTATAACCTTAGGGTTATGCTTCACACAAACTTTTTGAATTTTCTCCCCTGTATTTAATTTTAAGGGAGTGACGTTCGTGGTAGCACAACCAGTAAGAGATACCATAAGCCATAATAAAGCTATCTTTTTCATAAAACCCCCATTGTTATGAGGATTTTATAGCATAAATATTAGTCTTTTGCTGAATTTGCTCCACCAATCATCCCGGCTTTTGATAGCTTATTAATGATTTCTAATTGAGTATTAGATATTAATGGATTCGTTGCTGCTGGGACTGCTTCGCCTGCAACCGACCCTTTTAATGATCTGCTTACTTTCACTGAATCAGCCACATCTTTAAGTGGTGATAAGAGAACACGTACACCCGGTTTATTAATGAGACCACCAAAGAAATTCATTAATGCGGCAGATGTATTTGAATTGTTCACATAAGAGTGATTTGGTTGCGTCACAAGGTAATCACCTGCTTTAGCAATGTCCTTAATGTGACTTAATTCATTCGCATCAAACATGGTTAAAAGTCGACGATCCCCTAAACCATCCAGTGCTTTTTTCATGCCTGCTGGACTAAATCCGCCATTCTGATTCACCGATTTATTGCTAATCCATAGAAGGGTTTGCTGTTTAATATCAGCCACCGCTTGAGGATTGGTGTTTTTAAGCACTTCGATAGTTTCACCCAATTGGGCTGCATTACCGCCAAGAATATGCTTCTGAAATAGTTTGTCAGGCTCAACACCTTTCAAAGCATCTTGAAGCAATGGCATTCTTTGGGTTAGATCAGCGTTAGCTTTGTGAGCCTGTCTTGCAAATTGATAAGCCTGTGCTGCATCATTGCCACCATTTACAAGCAAGCCTTGTAGAGCTTCATCTTGGCGACCTTGTAACGACTGGCGGACAATTCCGAGAGCGTGCGTGGTTGCGGTCAGTTGACCGTTTTGCAGTGATGACTTGTAGTGGGTGTTCAGGATCTTGATCAACTCCTCGCCTTTTTTAAGGGTGAACAGTTGCGGATTTTCACTAATCTGGACAATTTTCTTTGATATATCTGGCGGCAAAAATGATGCCAGTGCAGCATCATCAAGCTTGGTGAATACATCATTTGCCAGTCCAGCGCCGTTAATCAAAACGTCATTACCGGGTGCATTCATGGCATTGTCATAAGCCGCACCAACAAACGCTTTATTTTGTGTATTTTGATCAAGCAGCGAATCAGCAGCACCTTTGATTGCGCCATACTGATCGGTCGCCTTGCCGCCAGTTTTTGTAATCACATCTTCAAGCGCACCGATAACCTGATTTTCGTTATTAATAAGCGTTTGCCGCAACGGATCGCCAGCACCTTGAATTTTTGCAAGCTCGGCTTGTTTCTGCCAAAGTATTGGGTCTCCAGTGAGTTGAGCGCGAGTTGGTTTAATACCCAGTCGATCAAACACGATTTTACGCGCAACAGCCTCTTTATTGACTGCCTTTCCAGATTTGAGCGCAGCGCCAACCTCCTTGCGCAAACCAGCCACAACATCGTCAGATAGGTCTCCGATTTTGACATTGCTTTGCTTTAACGCGATTTCAATCTGATCGTCAAGCCGCTACTCAACCGATGTTAATGCTCAAACCGCAGCAAATAAATTGAGTGTCGAGCAGGCTAAAATCGAACTGGAGCAGAAAAAAGGAACGGTTCAGCAGTTTGGTGAACCTGTAACCAAAAGCAATACAACTCTCAAAACATCTATTGCAGAGGAGCAGCAGCGCACCCAAAAAGTTTCAGTTACCCTTGATGCTGTTGAAGGGTTGTTGGATGATGCTACTGGCAGCGGCATCGGAAGATTGGTTGATGGTGGTGCTAGGATTTTTGGAGTGGCAACACCGGGAGATATAGCAACTGCAAAACTCGGCACGCTTGGCGGTCAATTGGTTGCATTAATGCCGAAAATGTCTGGCCCGCAATCTGATAAAGATGTGGAGATGTATAAACAGATGGCGGGTAAGCTTGACGATCCAACTATCCCGGTTGAGATACGAAAAGCAGCATTAGGAACAATTCGCGAACTAAATAACAAGTATAGCGAAATGAACGACGCTCGCGGTCAGGGCGTACCTTATGCTAACACCTCAAGCGGAGGAAAACCCAACGCAATAGACTTCTTTAAATAACGGATAAGCACTCGAAAGGGTGCTTTTTAATGGGTGATGATATGGCGACATACCAACAATTGCAGCAGTTATTCACCGATCTTGCCAAGTGACTGTTGCTGACTGTGTGACCATGTTTTCCCGCGATCGTCTGACCAGTCCAAGATAATCTGCGGATCTACCAGTTCGCTAAAAATCAATCGAGTGCCGTGTGGATTGACAACTGGTGTAATGCGTTCACGTAAAATCGAAGCGCCATCATCAGTCTGCGCGTTTGGTGTGAGTTGATAAACCTTGCCATTTAGCCGATCACCGACCAAGTGAGCATTCATAAAGTAGCAATAGCTCGCTGCTCTGTGTTGTTCGTGTTTGTTGGTTTCAGTGTTATAAAAACTGCGCTCATGCCACATATTTGTCGTTGAATCAAAGCACCAAGTTTTTTTAGCAGATGGGAATATGCAAATGAATAAGCGTCATCAATTCGCGAGTATGAAGCAATTTCATACTCAATCGCATGATTTGAAATACGCTGCGCCTGATAGCCTTGCGTCATGACAATCTGACCACGCCCCGCATCGCTCTGGCTGAGCCACACAAGGCTTTGGCCAAACTGACAGACTGAATCCTTAGCAACGCATCCGACTGGTATAAAGGCGCCTGACATGCGCTGAAATGGCAGATTCGCATCACCAGTGCTTGACCATATTTCAGTGCTCTTTTCACCAATCAACCACAATTGACCACCATTTGCGATAGTTCGCACAAGGTCATCAGACTTGGTTTCTGCTGTGGCGTAGCTGAGCGCTGTGGTTTCTGTATTCAGCAAACCTGACCACTGAATACGCCCAGATTTCGGCACAGTCCAGACAAGCCGAGAATCAAGCACAGTCACATCGGACGCACCAAAGAATTCTTCACCAGATATCTGGGCAAGCGTATTATTGGCAATGGTGTACTTGTATGCAGCAGCACCAACAATCATCACATGCAGCGAGTTGTCGGCAAATGTGACACGATTAACACCCTTGATTTCACCGATTGCTAGCGTTGCACCCGTCTTATCGATCGTGTAAAGCTTACCACCAGCAACAACAAGCACCCGATCTGTGAGCGCATACATGCCGCGGATTGCGCCGCCATCAAGCTCGTACTTTTTAATCAGTCCAGGTGTGGGGATAAGTGCTGATACTTGCGGCGCATTTCCACTTTCAACCGCTTGCGGGTAAAGGTTTATGGTGCGTTGGCAGTCAACTGCCCAATCCTCAAGATGGTAGGATTGACCCACAATAGGTAGATCAATAACAGCCATAGCGCACCCCCACCGGTAAATCATTGCTTGCATAAAGCGGAGTTGAATTGCTTTCTTTTAGCAATGTTGTTGCGCTGCGGTAATTCGTTAAAAGCATTTGAGTTGGTTCAACGCCAAACATAGTGGATAAATCTAAAGCCAAAGCTAAGATTAATGGCCGTTCATAGCTTGGTGGTAACTGCAACTCGTCATTGGCTGAAATGTTGTAGGGCAGAGTTAAGGCTTTAAAACTTAACTCACCATCACCGAAGAACGTCCAGACCTCGCTATTTACGCTGTAAGTGACCTTTGCATCATCTTGGGTGGTGTTGGTATCTCTGATGATATAAACAGGCTCACTGTTCAATAAACCACGCTCCACAATGCCAGATATTGAAGTTTGATAATCTGGTGCAT